NATAGATACGGGATCTTCATTTTCAACGCAGCCCTACGGAATCTCAAGACTTATAAGGAGATCAGATTTGACCCCAAAACTAAACGGTACTACCCGCTGAATTAGTTAAAGTGTCACCAAATCTGTCACCACCCAAAAATGGGGGTTAAGTAGTTGAAATTATAGGTTGTCACCAAAATAGGGGGGGGTGAGGGGGGTATCTTGCTCCTTCTATACCCTAAAAAATGGTGACAAACGCTGGAAATGATTGAGAGGCAAAGGTTAGCGGGAAATCGAGATAGTGGTGACACTTTTGGTGACAGATTAAGGGCTGAAAGCCGAAGCGTTCAGTGAACACTTAGGCTTAAAAGGGGCTTTTGCTGAACAGCTTAGAGGAGAGGAGTAGAGGGTGGAAATGGCCCCACCAATGAAACGTTTCCTTAACAGCAGGGAAAAATCCCGCAGGCGGTGAGGATGATTCTCCCAGACCAAATACTGGAAACCGGGATCGCCTTGAAAGACCAGTATTTTGACCTCTCGGGGTTGAGTGCCTATTCCAGCATCGGCATTTCAACCCTGCGGGGCCATATCAAACGGGATGGCCTGCCGTGTTTCAAGCTCAGGGGGAAGATTTTGGTGAGGAAATTGGAGTTTGATTCTTGGATAAGCCAATTTCGGCTCCACAAAGAGCAGGATATTTCGCAGATTGCGGATGAAGCTATTAGCAAAGTAAAAACGAGGTGAATCAGCTACGCTATCCGAAGGTCATAGGCTGTAAGTGTTGATATTATTGGCTTAACGGCAATAGCCCGTTTCAGGGTGCAGTCAGGGTGCAAAGAGAGAGGGAAAACCCATGAAATGCCATTCCGAATACCCGATTGAGTTTTTCCCGAAGCATTATGGTGGTAAACGCGTAAACCACCACTTGGCTATTTGTTTCGGTTGTCGGCAGACAAAAAAAGATAAAGCAAAAAAAGAAAACCGCAAAGAAAGAGAGGTGTGACCATGAGCGAAGAAAAACCCATTGACCAAATGAGTGCAGACGAAGCCAAGGTTGAAATTGATACCAGGCTATCGGACTTCTCGAGGCCCTACTGGGATAAGAACCATCGCCTTCATAAGGAGGATGTCGAGCAAATGCGACGATTGCACGAAGTCGCTTTCCCCCAAAAAGGAGAGGGATCATGTTCTTAACAAGAAAATCGCGGAGGCCCTGGGGGAAGGCAAGGACGTTGCCAAGAAACACGCAAACCTTCGAGCTTTACGGGATGAGATGAACGAAGCCGAGGACTTAGCACGGGAAATAAAGGAAACTGCCCTTGTCGATGCCAGGGGAATGTTGAGGATCAGCCAGGATGATCTGAAAGTGGCTGTTCAAGCAGCCGTAGCGGAAGCCCGGAAAAAATACGAGGACCAAATGACCCAAATGCTGATTGACTTCATGTCTATATTCGATTCTTGGACGAGCGCACTTAAGATTCTTTATGATGAGATAAAACCCGGACTCCCGGCCGGCACGATTCATGAGGTTCCGCGAGTGGTTTGTGAGCCATTCAAGCGGTACACGGAACATATTGGCCTTGGAATTTATGACAAACCGACACCGGCCACGGAGGAGGAAGGGGAGCCAGGGGGGGAGGCACAGATAGTCCCGGAGGAATCCCTGGCAAGCCCTTGATAGAGGCAAACCAGCGAAAAACGGGAAAACTCCGACCATCAAGGCTTTCTGGGGAGAAAACGGCTTCTCAGGATGGCCTGTGAGCAGACTTCTCCTGTTTGCCCATGCCAGGGCTAGGGTTTGAGGATGGGTAAGGGGAAATTCAGCAACCTTGAACTGGAAAAGCTCCTCAAGCAAGGGATGGGAGTCCGCGCCATTGCCAAGAAACTGAGGGTTTCACCCTCGGCTGTCTCCCAGAGATTGAAGGCCCTCCGGGTGGCGGTCTCTGCTCACGTAGCCGTTAGGGATGGAGGACGTTTGGCCGAGCAAAAATACAACGCCCAGCAGCAGCTTTTGAATATCTCTCAGATCATCAACAAAGAGCTGCAATACATTCAAGAGAAGATCAAGGAAGGTCCCTCTGAGAACGAAAGAGCAAAATGGCAGGAAGCTCAACTAAAGCATACCGCGGAGATCAGGCAGCAAATCAAATTGATGCTCGAAATAGCCTCAACCCTCTACCGCGTGGAGGAGGTAGCGAATTTTCAAAAAATCGTGATCGAGGAGATTGGGAATGAATCACCAGAATGTAAGGAACGGATTGTCCGAAGACTCGTTGCAAGAGGGTCTCTGGGACGATCTTTTGACTTCCCTATCCGTTGAGTTTGGAGCGACAACCGAGAAAGCCATCCCTCTTGCCGAGTGGGTCCAGGAAGTAACGCTCGGAATGAGGAAGTTTTCATTTGAAAAGCATGAGTTTCAGCGCGGAATGCTCGAAGAGCAGGCCAGAAAGCAAGTCTTTATCAAGGGTAGCCAGCTCGGAGCGACCGAGGTTTGCGTCCTGAAAACCCTCTGGGGCTTGATCTATGGGATCTATATCCAGGGGTGTATCTACCTTTTCCCCACCTTCCTCGACGCCCAGGACTTCGCCAAGGCGAGATTTAACACGGTCCTGAGCGATAACCCCGAAATATCCTCCTACGTCCAGGGAACGGATTCAACCAGCGTGAAGCGGGTTCGTCGGGCCATGCTCTTCATCAGGGGGGCGGGGTCCACGGGGAAAATCGAGGGGATCAAAAAAACCAGCTCTCGACTTCGGTCCGTGCCGGCTGACCGGATCGTCTTTGATGAGGTTGACGAGATGGAGCCAGAGATGGTGGACCTGGCCGTTGAGCGTATTTCCCACAGCGAACTTCAGGAACAGGTCTTTTTGTCCACGCCGTCAATCCCCGATTGGGGCATCCACAAACTTTACCTTGAGAGTGACCAGCGCGTGTGGTCAATTCGCTGTGAAAAATGCAATGCCGAGACGGTCTTAGAAATCGAGTTTCCCAACTGCCTCGAAGAGCTTTCCGACGGCCGAGTGATCCGAGTATGCAAGAGCTGCCGCCAGGAGATTTTCCCCAAAAATGGCCGATGGGTAGCTCAATACCCTGACCGCGCCAGGGATTCGGTGGGGTTCTGGATCTCGCAGTTAAATAGTGCTTATGTAGATCCTGGGACTATTCTGAGGGCCTTCAATAATCCACCTAGCGGACGCCTGCAGGAGGTCTACAACTCGAAGCTGGCCATGCCCTATGTCCCCGCAGAGAACCGATTGACTTCAAACGACGTGTATCAATGTTGCGGTCAGGATGCGATGCTGACCCTATAAGCCGAAAGATAAAGTCGTACAAGCCTGTTATCTCGCCAGGGTGAGTTCCTTTAACGATGTTCACGATATTGGTAAACGGTTCAACGTCCGCTGTGCTGTGATTGATGCGCTTCCCGAAACGAGAAAGGCCAGAGAGTTTCAACAGGCCGAGCCTTACGCGGTATGGCTCTGCTACTATGTCGACTCCCAATATGGGCACACCTGGGATGAGAGTAACTTTATCATAAAGGCAAACCGGACCGAGCTGCTTGACACTACGCATGATCTTATCCAAAAACCAGGGGAGCTGATCATCCCCAGGCGAAATACTGAGGTTGAGCAGTTCGCCCTTGAGATGGCCAATGCCGTGAAAGTCGTGGATGAGAACCCGGAAACGGGAAGCAGGGCCTATAAATACAGGGCAACGGGACCGGATCACTACCGCCATGCCCTAGGTTATTGTTGGCTTGCTTCTGAAAGAGTGCCGGTGTCGCCTGATTCGACCTATGAGAAGCCGGTGCAGAAGTATGCGATAAGCGATTGGGATGAATTTGCAGTCTAAGATCAGGCTTTCATATTTGCCCTGTAACGAGACCTTTATTTGTGCATCAAATCTCCCGTAGGAGACTCATGTTCTCCTAGAAATCTATTTTTGATAGGTGTACACCGCCATAAGGAGATAATCCATGCCTTCCTGTCAATTCTGCGGAAACGAACTCACCGGGAAACAGACCTCTTATTGTTCCAGGCGTTGCAAAGACCGATGGTGGAATCGAAAGAGGCAAGAACAGATCAAAGGCTTTGATGCCTTAAACTCGACTTTACGAAAGGCAGGGTTTGAAGTCCGGCGCCTGCCCGCTGCCGAAGATCCAACCCACCATAATATCTAACTAGCTATAAATAGATAGGTAGGTAACTACTCGATTTTTTTGAAGTTTTCCTTCATTTTCTTCTTGACACAGCTCGAGTTTTGATTATACTAAGTGGTGGAGGATGCAGATGGCTACTTTTTTGGGGATCCCAAATAGGGCTAGCCGAACAGGGTTGCACCAGCCTTAAAAAAGCTGTCTGCATCCTCCCCCTGCGAAGCTGGCCCTTTTGTTTTTGGAAAGGAGGGAGCCATGGGAGTAATAGCCAGACAAAAAACAAAGGGCAGATCCGCGCAAAACTCCAGCTCGGAGAATTTGGGTTTAACCAGGAAGAAAAGCGCGAGCCCACATTTAAAGAGTATGCCGATAGCTGGATTGAGAAAATCGCCCCGGCAGAGTGCAAGCGATCCACATTGAAAGGTTACCAGGATCTCCTCCACAACCACGTACTGCCAGTTTTCGGACATCTCAACGTAACCGAGATCACCAGGGGGAAAGTAAAGGAGTTCCTAGCCGAGAAAAGCAATCACGGCTATGCGAAAAGCACCGTGACTCACATGAAGAACGTGATCTCCAATGTCTTCAACAAGGCCGTGGATGATGAGGTTATCGCGACCAACCCCGCCCTGAATCTCGGGAAGAAGATGATGAAGGGGAAGAACTCCAAGGAGGATATAAACCCACTGACCCAGGAAGAGTTGAAACTTCTACTGGAAACCGTCAGGAGGGACAAGCATCTTCGAAAGGATTATCCTCTGTTTCTCTTGCTGGCGAGGACAGGAATGCGAATAGGCGAGGCCCTGGCCTTACAACCGGGTGACCTTGATTTCAGCGGGAGATTT